TGCGGGTCTTCCTACGTGAGTAACACTCACGGGGCTCCATTACAGAGCACTTTGTAATGCGTTCTTCCTAGTTCGTACCACATACACCTTACGTATAGCTATTGCGCCGTTTCGTATAAATAAATACGCGAAATGGTTCTCGGAAACGTCCGAGCTTTAACGACACGCTATACCTCTGCCTCTTGTGGAAACGTATTTGTGATCGGAGTATTATGTCTCATGCCGCATTAATTACCGGCGAGTTCTCGCGATGTGCCTTAAAACAGCTAATCGCAATCGCCAACGGCAGTTTGCCAGCAGGTCTCAAAAGTATCCCTAATCCGGATACCGAATCGGGACCTAACTGTGTCAAACTTGTAGACATTTACTCAAACCACCTCAGATCACTGAGGTCCGTGAAAAATCGAGGACGAGTATGACTGTCCGAAATCGCTCATGGGATATGCGTTACAAGGCCTACGCCCCTCAGGGCTCAGTCTTTGTTGGCGCATACGGTCACAAAAACCAAAATGGCACTAACACGGCAAAAGGATCTCCAGTACAAACGGAGAACCCCTACACGATGTCAGGTGTCGATGCCATGGACGCGGCGGTGCTTTGCCGCTATCAGCCAGACTGGGGTCATAGATTTTATAACCTAGTCAGGCCTACATGGACCGGGACGCCATCACTAACCGCAAACGATGAGATAATACTACTCAATAAGTTAGCGGAAAGATACGACAATAAGTTCGTCGATGGTGGAATTGCTCTTGGAGAACTTCCCCAAACGGTTAACCAGCTTGCTGGTATCGTAGGGAGGGCTGCAAAGGAGATTAAAAACCTCAAGCGCAGCATCTTCGAAATTGCCCGTGGAGCAAAAGTCAATAAGGATCCGAATTTCTACAACGTGTTCGGAACACCTATTGGCACCAAGCGTAGACAAATCGACGAAGCAAAAATCGGCGATCTATGGCTTGGTGGTTCGTTTGGGATCCGTCCTTTGATGAATGACGCCTTTGCATTGGCGGATTACATCGCAGCTGCAGACCTGCGCACTAACAAAGTGCGGGCGCGGCAGAAGGGATCAATTATGGCTACACCTATACAAGGTACCGTATATTCGTGTAGTGGTAATGGGATTGCGAGGAGGCAGATCATCGCCAAATTGCAGAGCGAATCAAGCTGGCCTAGTAATTTAGGTCTTCAAGACCCTGCAACGATCGTATGGGAACTAGTCCCCTGGTCGTTTGCTATCGATTGGTTCCTTCCAATTGGTGGGTTTATCGCAGCACAAAGTTTCGTGATGCGAGCAAAAGGCACTTTCATCACAACCAATTCCGTTGAATATCGCGGAGTTGCTGTGGGAAAGCTTGGCCCCATACCAGGCACGCCTGGCTGGGTTGGTATTTCGTCTACAGGAGCAGGTGTCTATACATCGACATCTGTTACGAGGACGATTTCAACTTCTTTGCCTGGGGTACGCTTACCCGGTCTTAAAAGTAGCCTCTTAGGAGGTGAGCCACTCAGTCGACTAGCAAACGCGTTTTCACTACTATCCAACTTAAAAACTTGGAGGTGAGAACCTTTCTTTCTCAAGGAGTTAATTATGTCGGCAATTGCCAATATCGTCGCCTTTGATGGCGCAGCGACACCCGTGTCGCACACTTTCGTCCCGATCCAGGTTGTACAGAAGGATGGAGCAGTTGAAGCAACTTATCGCGAACAACTGACCACCGTCCCAATCGAAGCCTGCCCTCGGGTTACCGTACGCAAAACGCCCATGAAAAACGGCATTACGCGTATCGAAACCAAAGTAGAGGTCCCTGTAATGGAAGCAGTCGCGGGCAACAATGCCGCGGGTTATACTGCCGCTCCTAAAGTGGCATACGTTGACAGTGATTCTATTGTCACGTACGCACACGAACGTTCTACCATCGTTAGTCGTCGCCTTGCACGCCAGCTTCTTATTAATATTGCTGGTAGCATCTCGACGTCTGTGGCACCTGTTACTTCCGGTGCCGTCCCTGAAGCGATCGATCTTCTGATCATGCCCACCTAAACTCCATATTGGAGAGGGTGTGTTGCTACTTTTTTAGGAGTTACAACATGCACATGCTAAAGGAACTAAACGATGAACAAACGCTGGAGTTACTTACTCGGCTTGCTCTTAGTCACCTCAATCTCATATCTGACCGGAATCCAGTTAGACATAGGCTCACTGCCTACGTTCTGAACCAGCAATGGTTACAGATCGTTGAGTTTCCGACCATAGATTACGCAGAAATTAGCGTATCCGATGCTATCCATATTAGACAGGTTTTGGCTCTTTTCCAAAAGGCCGAATTTTTACCTATCGAAACGGACAAGCTGAAGAACACGTGGTCGGGCTTTGAGGAGTCAGAATCTCGTTGCAAGATGTCTAACGATGTTTTCAAAGCTCATAGGCGAGGGGAGTTCTTATTTCCCCGCGGTGTCGACAGCGTATTGCACGCTGCCACCGTAAAGATCGCCAAAGTGTTAGGAAACGTCCCTAAATTGGACGAATTGCAGCTAGGTTTTGGCCCAGGAGCAACTTCTAACGTAAAGAAGAAGAATGCCTGCGCCCGAGCAAAACTGGGCGCAGTGCCAACATGTAGCGAAGAGTTCATACCGCTGCTGCCGGAGCTCTTGAACTGTGTACCTCAATATACCGAGGCGCACGGAACAGACTCCGTTCACAGAGCAACTGGACTGCCGTCGACAGTAGTTGATGTTGACGTGTATGCTTCAGTGTGTGAATTCGTACCCAAGACGGCAACAAATTACCGATTAATCCGTAAAGGTCCTCAACTTAACGGTTGGGTATCAAAGGGTTATGGGCAACATATCGCCCAGGGATTGAAAGCCGCAGGGCAGGACATACCTACCGGTCAGACACGTAACAAACGTCTGGCACGAGAGGGGTCCCTTACGGGTGCTTTAGCAACACTCGACCTGAAACAAGCGTCGGACTCGATTTCCATCGAGTTCATGCGGCACGTACTACCGTTTGACTGGTTTGAGGCGCTCTCCAAAGTGCGCGTTGGATTAGTCGTAGAGCCCGAAGAACTGACTGCAGGCGTCGTTAAAACACGCCTAACAGAAGGTTTCTGCGGAATGGGGGATGGTTTTACTTTCCCCTTGCAAACTCTAGTATACTGGGCCTTAGCATCAAGTTTATCTGATGTGGCATCAGTGTACGGCGACGACATTATCGTGAAGCAACACGCTGTACCCCGTTTAACGAAGGTGTTAAACGCGTGCGGCTTCGTTGTTAACGAGAAGAAGTCGTTCTCGGTAGGCCCCTTCCGTGAATCTTGCGGAGGCGATTACTACTTAGGTGTCGACATAAGACCCGTGTATGTCAAAGAACGTCTGACATACATAAAGCTCTTTGCCTTGCACAATAACTACGTGCGTAGGCATGGGAGCACCCCTGAGCTTGCAGCTATCATACTGGAGTACATCCCAGAGATGCTGAAGCTTTTCGGCCCTGATGAGTACGGTGACGGACACCTCCTAGGAGACTGTCCAAAACAGTACCACAACCGTGACCGTGGGTGGGGTGGTTATACGTTCGACACGTACGTCGCCAAGACAGCGAAAAGTTACATACGCTGCCAACGAGGTGACTACGTGCTTCCATACTGGACCACTTACGTGGCCCAACCGGAAGAGTTCGAGTACGTTTGGAAGTTAATAAACGGAAAGATGAGCTTGGTACAAAAAGGTACTCACCGACCGGCTAGTGAAGCCCAAGGTGTGAAGACGATTAAGGCACGACTCAAATACCGCGGTAAGAAGTACACCGTGGTGTTAGATGCTGTGCCCTCGCTCGCGTTACCCGATGTTCTGAGTTACGAACGCAAGTCGATCTACACTTTACAACCCTGGTAATTTTCAGGGTACTCCCCGAAAGGGTGGGGGCGATAGTTATTCGCC